CTGCTGATGCAAATACCACGGGATACTACAACGTAGCTGTTGGAGCATCAGCTTTAAGCGCAAATACCACCGCCATAAGTAATACAGCAGTGGGTTATTCTGCTTTAGCCGCAAATACCACAGGCGCTTCAAACGTAGCAGTGGGGTCGTTAGCTTTAGACGCAAACACCACAGCGGCTAATAACACTGCTCTTGGTTACAATGCTTTAACCGCAAACACCACAGGCGCACAGAATGTTGGTCTTGGAGCCTACGCACTGCAATCAAACACTACTGCGGCGTACAACGTAGGGATAGGCTATAACACTTTAGGAGCAACCACCACAGGACAGCAGAACGTAGCAATCGGTGGAGACGCTATGGACGCAAACACTACTGGTGGAGATAACGTAGCAGTAGGTACAAGTGCTTTAGGCGCAAATACAACAGCGGCTAACAACACAGCGGTTGGCACAAGTGCTTTAGGAGCAAACACCACAGGTACACAGAACACAGCACTGGGCGGTGTTTCGCTAGACGCTAATACAACAGGAGATGCTAATACAGCGTTGGGTTATGCGACTTTAGGGGCAAACACAACTGGCTCTAGTAATGTTGCTATAGGTGATCAAGCCTTAGAAGCTAACACCACAGCATCTAACAACACAGCAGTGGGAAGACGAGCATTAGAAGCAAACACCACCGGCCACGAAAACTCAGCATTTGGGAACATCGCAGGAACCGCAATAACTACCGGATCAGACAATACCCTATTAGGTTGGGGAGCAGGTGCTGCGCTTACTACTGGAGGCAGTGCGGTTTTTGTTGGTAGGTCAGCAGGAGGGACTACAACTACTGGCGCAAATGCTATTATGCTTGGAAATAGTGCGAGGGGAAGCGCAGTTGGTAATAACAACGAAATAGTGATTGGCTATAATTCAGTCAGTAAAGGGCAGGCCACAGGTTATATAAATGCAGGAGGTGGTGGTACTTTTCAAGGTAATAACGCATCAGCGTGGTCGCAAACTTCTGACCGAAGGCTAAAGAAAAACATTGTTGACAACACAGTTGGCCTTGAAAAAATAAACCAACTGCAAGTCCGTAACTTTGAGTACCGCACTGAAGATGAAGTTACTGAACTTGCTTCAACAGATGTTATTGATATTCAAGGCGTTCAGTTAGGTTTAATTGCTCAAGAAATTCAAGCAGTGCTTCCTTCCTGTGTTACTGAACAAAATACAGGAGTGCTTTCAGTTAATGCGGATAATTTAACATGGTACATGATTAACGCAATACAAGAACTCTCAACACAACTAGACGCAGCACTCGCTCGTATCACAACCTTAGAAGGATAAACGAAATGGAACCTCGCACTACAGAAGAACTGGCACAAGACTACTCAGCAATGGGCGACAGCGTAGCTTTGATTACAGACGTAATCGCAGGTAACTGCATGGCTGACGATGATGCCGAAGAACGCCAAGGCTGTGTAGATAGAAACACTCAGCACCTAGAGCTTATGGTAGCCAAGGACGATTGGGGCAGTGAAGACATGACAGCCACAAATGCCGCCATAGTCTCAGGCAACGGCTATACCGCAAGCTAATAACAAGTAAAGGAGATGACCATGCTTGCAGAGATTGCAATTGCTAACGCAGCATTTGGTGTAATAAAGAACGCTATTAGCAACGGTCAAGAACTGCACAGTGTGGCTACTCAGGTTACAAGCTACTTTGACTCCAAAAGCACGATAGCAAAGAAGGCTAAGAACGGTGGAAACAAGAGCGACATGGAAGCATTCATGGCTCTTGAGTCCATCAAGGAGCAGGAGACTGAGCTACGTGAGATTATGATCTACGCAGGACGAGCTAACATGTATGACGATTGGCTCCATTTCCAATCAGATTGTAAGAGAGCTAGGGCGCAGGAAGAGAAAGACAAGCAATACGCTAGTGCTAAACACAAGCAACACGTAATAGAGTTCTTTACTATAATCTGTACTGCGCTTGTGGCTATACCAGTCCTTGGATCAGCAGTATATTTAATACTAACAATACTGGGAAGATAACATGGACGAAGCAAGCAAAGACATGATGGATGTAGCAGCAGCATCGACAGCCCTAGCGACACTAGCAGCATGGTTGCCCCCAGTAGCTTCCTTGTTTACTATAGTGTGGCTAGGTCTACGCATCTACGAGTCAGACACGGTGCAGAAGCTGACTAAACGGTAGCATTTATATGCGCCATAAAGTGACACCACTCAACACTTCACTGCACGTTACAAAGATTTACCTTGACTTTTGACTAGAAATGGTGTATAATAAATGAGTATTTTAACTAGTTTGATTGGCCCAGTGACAGGACTTTTAGATAAGTTTATAGAAGATAAAGATCAAAAGAATGCCATTGCCTTTGAACTAGCGACTATGGCAGAGAAGCATGCTCAAGAACTAGCCAAGGGTCAACTAGAAGTCAACAAGGTAGAAGCAGCACATAAGTCTTTGTTTGTCAGTGGATGGAGACCTGCTATTGGTTGGATATGTGGGCTGTCTTTATTCTACTCTACCATCCTCTCACCAATCTTAGGCATCTGGTTTACAGTACCTCCTGTTGATAGCTCCTTGCTTACAACTGTCTTGATGGGTATGTTAGGACTAGGTGCTATGCGAACAGTAGAGAAAACAAAAGCAGTGGCGAGGGATAAGTAATGTTTAACTTTAGTTTTGATCCTGAACAGTTTGCTTCTTTAGGTAGCTCCTTTGACGAGCCTGATCCTTTTGCTCCTACGCCTGTAGCTTTAGTCAAACCTACTGCTGCACCTGTAGCCGCACAACCTATAACACAAAAGCAAGCTGCTGCAAACTCCCAAGCTCTAGCTGATAAACAAAAAGCTGAAGGAATCTGGGAAGCAGGGCAGAAAGGCGTAGGCTCCAGTGTTAGTTCACATGAGCTTCCAAATCAGTCTGATATAACTTTTGATTCCGGTGCTGTGTATGACACAACCGAAGAAGCTCTTGGCGGGTTTGCAAGTTTTCTTGGAGGGTTAGACACCCAATACCAAGACACAACAAATAAATACGGGCTTACTCAGTTTGACCCAAGCGACTATTTAAGGTCTGGGCTTTCTGGCCCTAGGGCTTTAGGAACAAACGCCTCAAAAGATGCGTTAAACACTTATGTTAAAGATAACAACATACCTCTAACCCAAGAAAGAGATGGTGTTACTTATCATTTAACAGGAGGAAACGATAGAAACAATGATGCTTTACACGGAAGAGTTCGTGACGGTATCTGGCAAGACCAAGGCCCAGTAGGTACGTATTCAACAGTTTATATAGATACAAGCACCTCTTTTTTTCAAGACATAATAAACAACCCCGTAGTTAACATAGCTGCTAACTTTGTTCCTTTTGGCACGGCTGTCTTGACTGCCGCTAAAGCTGCTAACGGTCAGACACTCCACGGTACAGATTACCTAAGTGCGGGCGTGTCCGCTGCAAAAGGTTTGGGCATGTTGCAAGCACCCGCTACTGCCGCTGAAGCTCAGAAGATAGGTGAGGTAGCTGCTCAATCGGGAGGAGTAATGGCAGGCCCAATAGCTGAAAACGCTGCTCTAGCGGGCAAAGGGCTTACCCTTGCAGGCAAAACTCTTTCATATAACCAATCAGTAGGCTTGTTAACAGCAGCGGCCACAGGTGATCCTAAGTCTGCTCTTGTCTCTATATATGGTGGAGACCTTATTAAAGGAGGATTAAACAAAGCAGGTGTTACCTCAGAAGCTTTGGCTAAAGTTGGTATCCCTGCTGCCGCATTTGAAGCAGGTCTTCAAAAGACTGTTGAGAAAGTAGCGGCAGGTGAAGAGTTTGACGATGCCCTTGCTTATGGCTTTGTTGATTATGCTAGAGAAGGTGGTTTAAAAAATCTCTTTAATATGCCTGAATCAGATATTTCTTTTGCAGGAATTGAGGATGTAGTTAGAGATATTGTCAGACCCATAGGTACAGCAGCTACAGCAGTTGCTAAGTTTGTTAAAGAGTCTGTCCCAGATATAGACACTAGCGCCATTAGACAAGCAGGCAGAACAGCAGAAGACTTAGTTAGAGCAGGTGGTAGTGCAATAGATGATGCTGTTATACAACCTGTAAGAGAAATAGCTAAAGACTTAGATGATGCTGTCTTCAGACCTGCGGGCGATGCTTTATCAGCAGCAGACACAGCCATTAGAGAAGTACTGTCGGAAGCAGATACAGCAGCTAGAAGAGAACTGACTAAGCTAGATGAAGGCTTATACGATATACAGTCACCCTTTAGTACTCCTGACATAGACTTACCTAGCATTGACTTACCTAGCATTGACTTACCTAACTTCAACCTGCCAAGTTTAGGCATGGGTATGGGTATGCTTCTTTCAGGCGCACCTGCCCCTACAGCTACAACAGGTAAGATATTTGAAAACGAACTATTCAAGTTTAAGAACAAGATAGAGCTAACAGAGTTTGGCCCACTTAACCAACCAGAACAAGAAGTAGACATAGAAGATTTTTTAACATCTCCATTTGAGTCTGCATTTACAACATCACAAAGGTTTGCATAATGACATACTTACAGCTAGTTAACAGCGTACTACGCAGACTGAGGGAAGATGAAGTTACGTCAGTCTCTCAGAACAGCTACTCTAAACTTATAGGTGAGTTTGTTAACGACTCTAAAAGAACTGTTGAGGATGCCTACGATTGGACAGCCTTACGTGACACGCTAACTGTCAGCACAGACGCTACAGCTTTTAACTACACACTGGTTGGTTCTGGCAATCGTATGAAGATACTGGATGTTGCTAACGACACCTCTAACTTCTTTTTGCAGTACCGCACATCACACTGGATGAACAACGCTTTCCTTATCAACGATGCACCTACAGGTACTCCACAGTTCTACAGCTTTAACGGTGTGGACGCTAACGGAGACAACGGTGTTGACTTGTATCCAAAGCCTGACGGTGTGTATCAGGTACGCTTTAACGCTGTCCTACGTACTGATGACTTCACTGTAGACACAAACAACATGCTTATACCTTCCTCTCCTGTCGTTCAACTAGCCACTGCATTGGGTGCTAGAGAGCGTGGTGAGACAGGTGGCACAAGTGCTGCTGAACTGTTTGCTCTTGCTGATAGGACTCTAGCGGACGCTATAGCCTTTGACGCTGCCCAACACCCCGAAGAAACTATCTGGTATTCTTAAATGGCTCAACAACTACAGAACATTACAGTAGCAGCGCCGGGATTTATGGGGCTTAACACGCAGGAATCTCCCATAGGCGGTGATCCCTCGTTTGCCTCTGTTGCTGACAACTGTGTTATAGACAAGCTAGGCCGCATCGGTGCGCGTAAAGGATGGGAAGCTGTGTCTTCTAACGGTGCTGCTGTGCTAGGTAGTAGTCGTGGCATAGAAACAGTCTTTGAGTTTGTGGACACTAGCGGTAGCAAGGTTGTTATCTCTGCGGGAAACAACAAGATATTCAAAGGCACAGGCACACTAGTTGATATTACACCTAGTGGCTATTCACCGTCAGCTAACAATTGGAAGTGTGCAACCTTCAACAACCACCTGTATATGTTTCAGTCTGGGCATGTCCCGTTAATTGCTACAGACGATTCAGGTTCCTTTGTAATGGAAGTTATCACTGCTCACACAGGATACTCAGGCACAGTACCACAGGGCAACGAAGTACTGGCTGCCTTTGGTAAGCTGTGGGTTACGGACATTGTAGGCAACAAGCACACTGTGTACTGGAGTGACACTCTTGACGGCACAAAGTGGACAGGCGGTGCTACAGGCAATCTTAACCTAACAACTGTATGGCCTACGGGTAATGACGAAGTAGTGGCTTTAGCTGCACACAACAACTTCTTAGTTATCTTTGGCAAGAAGTCTATCCTTGTGTACTCAGGTGCTTCTTCCCCTGCTAACATGACATTAGCGGATACAGTAGAGGGTGTAGGTTGTATAGCAAGAGACTCAGTGCAGCACACAGGTACTGACATCTTGTTCCTATCTGACTCAGGTGTTCGTAGCTTTGGAAGGACTATCCAAGAGAAGTCTATGCCTATGCGTGACATAAGCAAGAACGTCCGTAGTGATCTTACCTCTCTTGTGCCTTTGCAAACTAATCCTATTAAGTCTGTGTACAGTGCTGATGAAGCATTCTACTTGTTGACTCTGCCTGACAGTGACACAACGTACTGCTTTGACATGCGTTCACCTTTACAGGATGGATCACAAAGAGTTACTACTTGGTCAGGTCTACATCCACTAGCTCTCACTACAACTGAAGCAGGTGACATATACTTTGGTCTTTCTTCAGGTGTTGTCAAGTACGCAGGATACCTAGACGGCACAGCTAACTACCAGATGCGTTACTTCAGTAACCCTATGGACTTTGGCAACGCTTCTAACTTAAAGTTCCTAAAGAAGTTTAACATTACTATCATTGGTGGTCAGAACACTAAATCTACTTTAAACTGGGGTTACGACTACTCCACTAACTTTACTAAGCAGGTGTTTACTTTAACGGGATCAACCAACGCAGGAGAGTATGGAGTGTCTGAGTACAACACAACTGCGGAGTACACAGCTTCTGCCATCATCAACACACCAAAGGTTAACACTAGCGGCAACGGTGAGGTAGTAACTATTGGCCTTGAAACTGAGATCAACGACACTTCTTTTTCTATTCAAAAAATTGACATACATGCTATACTAGGGAGACTCATCTAATGTCCAACTACACAAAGACTACTAACTTTGCCACTAAAGATGCTCTTGCTTCCGGTAACGCAGCTAAGATTGTCAAGGGAACAGAGATTGACACAGAGTTTAATAACATAGCGACAGCCAGTGCTACTAAAGCTAATGCTGCTAACGCTGCCTTAACAGGGACTACTACAGCCGTCACTGTAAACATATCAGGTACTCTAACGGCTGATACAATAACTGGAGGAGCATACTGATGATGGTTAGAGGGCCGAATGGCAACATGTACAACCCTAATGAATTACCAAGTAATCTGAGACTGGCAAAGCCCCCGATGCCGCGCAGAGCAACAGCCGCTGAATTCGAGAACCAGAGAGTTGCTCCTTTTTCCAGAGCCGTTTTTGCAGATGATTATGCCCTTAAGCCATCCGATTTTGGGTATGCGTCAAACGGAAGAGTGCCTGACCCTGTGTTCCTAACAAACAACAGAGTTGGAGTTGGTTTTGACTCTTCGGGGAGATGGAACCAACCAAATGACGGTAGTTTTTATCGTCAAGGAGGCTCAGTGCCTCCACCTAACTCTAGCAACAACCCCTTAACACTACCTACAGCACCCTCTACTGGCCCTAGCAACACTGCCGCATACGGTGGCCTAGCTTTGGGCGGCTTGCTCTCAGGAGACCTTACAGGGGCCTTACAAGGAGCCGCAGGTTACTACGCAGGACAGGAGGGTATTGAAGGAGCCTTGGGCGCAGGTACAGCAGGCTTTAACTTATCTGAGCAGCTAGGTAAACGAGCTTCTGATGCTACTCAGTTTAAACCTTTTGGTGTTACCTCTAGTCTTGCTAACGTACAAGCAGGTGCTAATGGTGGACTTAATGTTAACCTTAGTCCTCAACAGCAGGCTCTACAAGGTCAACTGATGGGTGGCGCAGGTCAACTAGCGGGTAACTTAGGTGGACAGTACAACCAAGTAGCGGGACAGATAGGCTCTAATGCCTATGGTCAAGCTCAGAACTTCCTTGGTAGAGCAGGTCAGTTTGATCCTTCTATTGCAGGACAACGTG